GAGGCAGGATTAGATCGTGAATGACAAAAGTATTCTTAATAATGTTCAAATTGCTGTTTCTAATAATGGTGGCCATCTCAATGCTGTTGATGCTGGTGCTGTCGCTGTTCTGTATCGGTTATCCATGCTTCTTGATGCTAAGTTTGATGCTGGCGATACTTCAGACTTAGCCCAGTTACTAGCTCGACATGCAAACTTGATGGATGCATTGTTGTTGACACCTAAGAGCCGTAATGTGGCTTCTACCCCAAAGATTGAGGACATCGACCATGGCAAAGACTTCGCCGAAACGTATTTACGGCTCATCAAAACCCCGGATACAAAGCAGCCCGTTAAAAGGGCAAAGCCTCGGGCCACTGGTGGCACAACTGGCGGAAAGCCTAAACCTGCCTCTGATGGAGTGGCAAAGGCACGTAATGGATCAGGCACTGGTGGTCGACAAGGACGGAAAGTGGATTAGGACCACTTGTGGGGTTCTTGTAGCTCGTCAGAATGGCAAGACTCACCTTATGAGGATGAGGATTCTTGCAGGCCTGTTTATCTTTGGTGAGGCTCAGGCGTATGGCATGGCTCAGAACCGCCGATTGTCTTTGGATACGTTGTGGAAAGTTGTTGACATTATTGAGTCCACGCCGTGGATGAGCCGACGAGTGAAAAGGATAAGCAGGACTAATGGAAACGAAGGTATCGAAGTATGGTGTGAGCACTTTCCTGAGCAGTGCCCCCCGGGATGTCAACGGGTTCGTCGTTATCACATTCTTGCTGCTACCGCTGACGGTGCTCGTGGTGCCAGTGCTGATTTACTTTACATTGATGAGCTCCGTGAGATTGGGGAGGCCGTTTGGGCTGCAGCTGCACCGACCACCCGTGCACGCCCGAATGCTCAGACTTGGGTCACCTCGAACGCTGGGACAGCAGACTCAACTGTGCTTAATGATTTACGATCCCGAGCGATTGGTGACCAGTCACCTCGATTGGGCTGGTGGGAGTGGTCGGCGGAACCCCATTGCAAAGTTAGTGACGTTAGTGCTTGGCAGGCAGCAAATCCTGCACTTGGTCACACGGTTCAGATTGAATCGCTTGAGGATTCGGTTGCACGTGACAACCCGGACAACGTAAGAACGGAACTTCTGTGTCAGTGGGTTGATGCCACGGACTGCCCGTTCAACCTGGCACATTGGGATGCTGGCCTAGACCGAACACTTGTGATGAGTCCAGACCTACCGACTTACATGGCGTTTGACCTTGACTTTAATCGAACATCTTGCTTCTTGGTATCGGCACAGGTCACAGAGACTGGTCTAAACGTGTACAGCCACTCGTGGGAACGTGACGAGCCGTTGAATGAACTAGAACTAGCATCCGAGATTGCTTCTGTTGTGAGGCGTTACAAGACCCGTAGTGTGGCGTATGATCCTCGAGCTGGGGAGCATGTTGCAGCCCATTTGAAGCGGGCTGGGGTGCACACTGACCCGACCCCTTGGAGTGGTGCCGTGTTTCCGACCTTGTGTGACATCACGATGACGGCTATTCAGTCGAAACGGTTACATCATGTTGGTCAGCCTGAACTAAAGGCCCAGTTGGCTGCATGCTCGAGACGGCCTGCATCTGATGGTGGCTGGCGTATTGCTCGTAAGACTTCTGGTTCGATTCCTGCAGCTGTGGCGATGGTTATGGCTGTGGGTAATGCTGAGATGCCCAAAACTGTGGTAACGGTTGCTGTATGATAGCCGTATGATTCAGCCCGGTACTTACAACACCACAATTTATTGTGGGGCCACTTGGGATAAGACCTTTACGTGGACGATTGATGGCACTGCAGTTAACTGGACTGGTTACACAGCCAAGTTGCAGGTGAAAGAGTTTCTGAACTCTGATAGTGTTCTTACCCTGACCTCGGGTAGCGGCATTACGTTAGGGGGAAGTGCAGGGACCATTGCTTTGGTGATGAGCTCGGCACTAACTGGTGCCGTTACCCCGGGGTCTTACTTGTATGATCTTGAAGTTACTAATGGCTCTGTCACGTATCGTGTGCTCGAGGGCAAATTACAGTTTGATGGTCAGGTGACCGTTTAGTGGCTACTGTGATCACTACTGTTGAACCCACCACGGTTACGGTTGGGTTTGATGATGATGTCACGATTGCTACTACGACCCAGACTGTCAACATTGAGGTAGAAGTCGCTGGCCCTCAAGGTGGTCAAGGTCCTACCCCAGTTCTTACGTCTACTGTTGCCACAGGTACCACAATCGGTACAGGTTCCAAGACATTTACTGTTGCAGCAGGCTTGTCATTAAGTGCTGGACAGTATGTTCGAGTGACAGATGCAGCCAACCCACTTCGTTACATGGGTGGGCCCATAACCTCATACTCTGGCACTTCAATGATTGTGAACGTGCAAGAGACTGCTGGTTCAGGTGCTTTGGGTGCTGGACTTGTCACAATCACTGGTGTTAAGGGTGCTACTGGAGCCACAGGTGCCACTGGTGCAACTGGTGCAACTGGAGCTGCAGGCACTAACGGCGTCGGTTATTCAGGAATCACTTCCACGTCCAACATAACAATCGGTTCAGGTCTTAAAACTTGGACTGTGGCCGGTGTAGGTGCTTTTTTGCCCGGTATGAGAATCCGTGCCATTCATTCTGACACGCCGTCGTATTGGATGGAAGGATTTGCCAATGTTGCCAGTGGCACGACCATCATTATTACGGTTGATAAGTTTAATGGTTCTGGAGCACATAATAAGTGGAACTTTGCTGTAACTGGTGAGATTGGTGCCACTGGTTCAACAGGTGCTACAGGTGCTCAAGGCCCTAGTGGTGTCATTGCTGTCAATGCCCCGTTAACTAACGCTGGAACTTCCACTTCGGCTAACTTGTCCGTAAGTGCAGCTTCTACTTCGGCTGCTGGTGTTGTTCAGTTGATTGACTCAGTATCAAGTAGCAGTGTGACTACTGCTGCAACGCCTAAGAATGTCAAGTCCGCCTATGATTTGGCACAAAATGCTTCATCTGTAGCAAGCGACGCTTTGGGTATTGCTAATGCTGCTTTACCGCTCGATGGCAGTTTGTCCATGACTGGAACACTAGACATGTTCGGGCAGTCCATCATGAATGTTGTCGATACTGAGACAGCGACGGTTACTTTCAACGGTCCGACAACAAATGCTCAAATCAGTAACAGTGCTAACAGTTCTGCCGTAGTCCAATTCCCTGCAGCTAGTGGCACACTTATTGCTACAAGTGACACAGCAACTGTCACGAATACGATGCTGGCAGGATCAATAGCAGCGACCAAAATTAGTGGAACTGCCTACACGTTGGCGAATCAAAAAACAGACGAATATCGTCTGGCCAGCACTTATGACATTATTCAGAGATCTTTGGTTCAAAGTAGTAGGACTTTGGTTAATGGAACCGTTTACGCTACGCCCTTTACTCCCACTGAATCATTTACAATGACCAATTTTCAAACGTATGCCATAACTGGTGGAACAGATACTGGCGGAACCACTGTTCGCCGTATGGGTCTATTCACAGTATCCGGCATTACCTTGACTTTGGTTGCCCGTACTGCAGCGGATTCAACGCTGTGGACTGCTAGTAATACCCTTTACACTAGGGCTTTATCAACTACTGGCGGATACCCAAGCACCTACACCCTTAACGCTGGCACTACCTACGCTTTTGGGGTGATTGCTTACAACACTGGTGGTACATTTAACATTCCAACTATTAGTGCTAGCACTTCAAATACTTCAGTGTTACAACCATATATTGCTTTGGGTCTCGCCACTCAAACAGATTTGCCAACATCAGGAATAACATTTGGCACGATTACTGCTCAACAAGTATTTGCAAGGTTGACTTAATGAAAATTATTGAAACAGAAATTGGAATCGTCGACGGTCTTGAAACTGTCGAAGTCAAAGATGCTGCAACTGGTGAAGTCATTGGCTACAACCAGACAGCACCGATCATGGAGGACTAATGGCTTGCCGTACCGGATGCCCGACCCAAGACTGTGACTCTTACGCTGACTGCTGCAAGTCAATCAGTGTGGATAAGACCTCACTAAAGGTCAAATAGTCGAACAAATGTTCGACCCGTCTGCTAGGGTGTTCCTGTGGGGATTCTCAACGCTATGAGGCTAAATACTGGTGAGCCATCACCTGAGTATGTGCCAACTGTTACTGCAGCCGTTTTGCCCTACACTCCACCATCCTACGGATCGTATGGCATGCCGTTCGATAATCTTGGCTCGGTTTATGTAACCCGTGAATCTGCCATGAGTGTTCCAGCTGTGGCCCGTGCACGTAACGTGCTGGCAGGCACAATCGGCACCATTCCGCTGTGTGAGTTCAACAGTCAAGACCAAGAGATTACACGCCGTAAAGTTATTGACCAGCCTGACCCAGCAGTACCCCGGGCAGTAACGATCACTTGGCTTGCTGAGGATCTACTGTTTTATGGTGTCGGTTACCTGCAAGTTATGGACGTTTCACCTGCTGATGGCCGTCCATACAAGTTACGCCGAATCAACCCAACCCGAGTTTCATACAATCTAGCCACAGACCGTTCCATCATCGACTCATACAACATTGATGGCAACAAACTACCTAACGACGGTTTGGGTTCCCTGGTTGTGTTCCAAGGCTGGGACGAGGGTGTATTGTACCGTGCAGGCCGAACCATTCAGACCGCCATCGGGCTTGAAGCCGCCGCCTACCGTATGGCATCCGAGCCCGTCCCACAGATGGTTCTCAACAATGAGGGCATGAACCTTGATGGCGACTCTGTAGCCAAACTTCTAGCATCCTTTAAGCAGGCACGTCGTGACCGTTCAACCGCCTACACCGAGG